GAAACACAAAATACAAGATTAACCGCATTAGAAGCATCAGCATCTACTGCATTATCTACAAATAATACACAAGCTACTTCAATTACAAATTTAAACTCTGCAACTGCAAGTTTATTGATTGAAACTGCTAATTTAGAATCATTTAGTTCTTCTGCATTAACAAGATTAACTGCATTAGAAGTTGAAACTGCTAATTTAGAATCATTCAGTTCTTCGGCATTAACAAGATTGGCTAATTTGGAAGGTACTGATATTACAATCACTTTAACTGGAGATGTAACTGGTACTGGAACTATTACAAATTTAGGTAATGTTTCATTCGCAACTACCGTAGCAGCAAACCAAGTTGCGTTGGGTACGGATACAACGGGTGATTATGTAGCATCATTGGTACAAGGTACTGGTGTAGCAATAACAAATAATAGTGGTGAAGGAGCAACTCCAACAATAGCAATCGGACAAGCAGTTGCAACAACTGATAACGTAAGATTTGCATCTATTGGAGTTGGTATGGCAGCAAGTGGAACTTCTGGTAGAATCGATGCGGCAAATGATATTGTTGCGTTTTCAACTTCAGATATTCGTTTCAAAGAAAACATCACTCCAATCGAAAATCCAATTGACAAAATCAGAAAGATTAGTGGTAATACCTACGATTGGAAAGCAGAATTGAAAGATGTGCATGGATACGAAGGAAATGATGTAGGTGTAATTGCACAAGAAGTTGAAGCAGTATTACCACAATTAGTTCAAAACAGAGATAATGGATATAAAGCCGTTAAATACGATAAATTAGTAGCATTATTAATTGAAGGTATTAAGGAACAACAATTACAGATAGAGCAATTAAGAATAGATTTAAATAATTGTACAAATAATAAAGGTTTATAATTAATGTATGATGTTTACTACACCACTGCTGGAGGTCCTTGGTTCAATAGCGGTGCTGATATGTGGGTAACCGAATGGATAAAAGAAGTGGCTCCTCATTTAGAAGTGAAGCCACTTCTTCTTTTCCATAGACATAGACCTAACAACTATGAAGAATTTCCAATTGATATTGACCACATTTGGGAAACATCTGAAGATGAAATTATAAAACATTTAGAAGGTGCAAGACGGGTACATATTCTTCATGGTCATTACACTCCAACCAGAGCTATTCATCAAAATTTGGAAAAGATTAATTCAATCGTTTTTCATAATTTAACAAAAGTGTCTTTAATGGCACAAATGGAGAAAGATGAATATTTACATTGGTATGGTAATTGGGAATATGAAAGTGAATTAATTAATAAAATTAAAAATAAAGTTTGGGTGGGGTTATACCATTTTCCGTATGAAACGGAAAATTTATATCACATCCCAAATTGTTATGAATTTAAACAAAATAAAGAACTTTCTAAATCTACTGAAATAGGTTATGCTGCAAGAGTAGAAGGTAGAAAGAATGTTGAATATATGGATGGGTTAGGTGGATACATTTCTACTAATTCAGAAACATTCAACAAATATTATAAAAATAAATATGGATTCAAATTCGAAAAATCCAAAGTTTACAAATTTGATTATAAATTTAAAGAAAGGTTCTATGAACTTGATTGGGGAATCTCTCATTCTTGTTTTGAGCACGAACCCTTCGGATATGGTATATTTGAGGCAGTGGATTACGGTAAACTTCCCATATTACATGAAGATTGGCATGTTCCACTTGATTACAAATACAAAGCGAATAATGCGGAAATATTTAAAAAAACCTACCAAATGATTTGTGAGGATAGTTACGAAACCCGTAAAACAGAATTCCAAAAACTTAAAAGTTGGATGATAAAGCACTTTTCAAACAAAGAAGTATGGAAAGAAAAACTTTTAGATATTTATAACGGAGAATAATACATACGAATATGCCAAGAACTAATTTATCATTAGGAAATTTATATAGAGCAGTTAGTGGTTCAGCCAGAACATCCCAAGCAGTTTCAATTGGTGGGTTATCTGGAGGAGCATCTAATAGTTCATTTACCGCATTTGCAATAGATTCGGTAACCCCAAATTTACCAACTTTCACTTACATCGTAGAAAGTACAGAAGAAGCGGCAACATTTTCTTTTGGAACTGCGGGTACATTGCATGGAAGTAAAGTAGGTAGTGTTTCGGCAAACTATTCAGTAACATTTAATAATGCAAACTTTACGGTAGGGTCACCCACTTTAGGTGCATCACCATCATTTCCAATAACTCCTGCATCAATTGCACAATCAACATATTCAGAAGCATCTTCTGTATTATCTATGAAGTATGAAGATGGGTATAATTTAGCAGCAACTGGCTATAATTCAACATCTACGAAAACATTATTCGCAGTTGATGTGTATAATACAATCAACCAACCTGATTTCTGTTTATTATTTGGAACAAAAATAACTAAAGCGGATGGAACTATTGTAAATGTAGAAGACCTTTCGGTAGGTGATACTATTAAAGCATGGGTACCAGCGGGTTTACCTGATGAAGACCAGGATTCTGAATCAGACCAAGTTGATTGGAGATTCTATATGTTAGAAAATCAATCTGGTTCGTATCAAGAAGTAAATGTAGCAGATATTGTGTTTAACTTTGCAAGTGGATATTATGATTTAAACAATGGTTTAATCAAATCAACTGGCACTCACCCTCTTTGGGTTTGGGATAGTGAAATTGAAAAATATCGTTTCAAAAATGTTGAAGATGTATTGCCAGGTGATTTAGTAGTAACATACGATTCGGTGACAGGTTTAAATGAGATAGAAATTACTGATATTGAAGTAATAATTGAAGATGTTGAAATTGTAACCCTAAATGTTGAAAACGCTGACGTTTATTTAGCAAACGGTATTGTATCTCATAACAAAGGAACTACTACACAACCACCAATTCCATCTGCTGGATTGAGAATGTATTTAGACCCATCTAAAGCATCTTCTACAAATGGAACTGTAACAACCGATTGGTTGGATTTAAGTGGATATAATACGGGTGTTAGACCTGCAGGTGTTGCAAACGCAGCTGGTATTACTGGCGGTAACCCATCATATAATAACGGAGCAACAAGAAAAGAAAAATATTTCGCTGGAAATGGTACAAACCAATTTTGGTACAAAGATACTGCTACCAACATTAATGGGGGGTATTCTCAATTCAATACTAATACTGGTACAATTCACGTATGGGTTAGGCCTACAACAACATTGGGAGTAGCATCACGACATATTTTTGACTACGCAGGTTTTTATGGATTGGCAGTTGAATCTACTGATAGTTCTACTTTGAATAGAGTAAGATTCTATGGCAGTACATTAGGAAATAGTGCACAATTAACAACATCATTATCATCAAATGTATGGTATATGATTTCAGCAGCATTCCAACCATCGGGAACGGTGACAGTTTATGTAGATAAAACTTCGGTAGGAACATTTACTGCATCGGCATTTACCGCACCATCTTCTACAAACTTCGTAACAATTGGATGTAATAGTGGTAGAACAACATTCTGGAATGGGCAAATAGGACCTGTATTATTCTACAACACATTACAAAACGCAACATCGGTAGGACAAGTATATGATTATTTCTCACCAACATATAAATAATTATTTTTTGTTGTTTTGAAATAAAAGATTATATTTATAGTGAGATAATAAAAATTTTAAATTAGCATATAAAATGGCAGACAAAATAGTATCACCAGGTGTATTTACTAAAGAAAATGACCTTTCATTCTTACAACAAGGGATAGCTGATATTGGTGCAGCATTCATAGGACCTTTCAAAGAAGGACCATTAGTTCCAACAATCGTAAATTCACAAGCAGAATTTGAAAGATTATTTGGAGCAGCAGATGGTACATACCTTACTCCATTAGCGGTACAAAATTATTTAAGAGAAGCAGGAACCGCTACAATTTGTAGAGTTGGTGGTGTTGGTGGATATACCGAAATCTCTCCATTATTGTTAACTGCAACTTCAGGAGCAGTATCAGCATCATTGGGTATTCTTTTTAATACCGCATTAGCTGCAAACGGAGGTTTTGCAGACGCACAATTAACTTCTTCTAATGCAGGAGCAGGTGATTTTGTATTAAGAGGTGGTGGATTAGACGTATCGGCTTCTTTGGATGTAACCGATACAAACGATATTGAGGCAGTATTTGGAACATCTCCATTTGGTTCTAAAGACCCTTATGTATATGGATTTTTCAAAAACTCATCTATAACATTTAATTCTAGTGCATCTTCTTCAGTAACGGTATTAGGAAATCAAAATTTTGGATTTGATGCACAAGAAGCATTAACACCAATGATTAAATCACAAACAATCTCTGGTGACAGATATGATTTATTCCAATTTGAAACAATTGGTGCTGGAAACGCAGCAAATACAAAAGTTAAAATCGGTATCACTAATATTAAAGCAGCTGGTTCTGTAAACGGAACTGATTATGGTACATTTACCGTAGTTGTTAGAGAGTTCGATGATACTAATAAAAAGAAAGTAGTATTAGAAACTTATTCAAATGTAAATTTGGACCCAAATTCTCCTAACTATATTAGTAGAGTAATTGGTGATAGAAAATTATCTATTGATGAATTAGGTAAAATTTCTGAAGCAGGTGATTGGGTAAATAACTCAAAATATGTTAGAGTTGCAAACTTAAACGCATCGGCTCCTGTACAGGCAGTTCCATTTGGACACGCAGCATATACTTTACCAGTATCGGCATCGGCAGCAGTTGGAGCATTAATTCCAGCAGTAACATTCTTAACCTCA